CTACAGCTCTCTGTAGTAAGCGATTGAAAGGATTTTGCAGCAATGCAACACGAACAGTCGACTTCGGCGAAGAGAAACATTCCGAGGAAACGTGATGGAAGGTTAACCCTACGGGAGTCATCACCGCGGTATGCACCGCAAACCAAGTCGCTTGAGTACTTGGGCAAAACTCAAGGTTTCGGGACTGACCTAGAGTCTGTCAAGTGGGACGACTTTGTCGCACAAGCTCTCATTGAGGCAGAAGGTGAGATACCCGAAGAACTTCGAGGTTACACGCGCTCTGGCGCGACTTTGGATCGGCTCTATGAAGCTATATCACGCTATGACGTTGAACCAACATTCCTAGATTATTCTAGCGAACTGCGAACTGCTCTGCATTTGGCGTATGATGCTTTCCACATTCCAGGTGGGGTCTACCCAAAAGGTACTTCTGAAGTACGCTTCGAAGGTACCGCGTCCGCAGGTTGGACATGGCTTGGCATGAAGAAACGTGAGGTTTTCCTCGCCGCTCAGGAAGAGTCGAAGAAGCTTAGTAAGTTTATCCGTCAAGGTAGACTGAATAAGTCTTCACTACCCCCGTGCGTCTGTTTTAAACGTACACAGCTCGCATTGGTCACGAGGCCAAAGGTCAGGTCTGTCTGGGGATATCCTTTCGAGATTACTCTCATGGAAGGAAAATACGCACAACCGCTGATTGATGCGTACTCCAAGCGCGAGTCTCCAATGTTTATTGGACGTAGTATGCTTAAAGAGCTACCTATGTTCATGGACGGCATCTTTCAATATGGTGCAGGTTGTGGACTCGACTGGTCTGGGTTCGACGCAGTACACGGAAGGATCATCATCCATGAAGCTTTCAAGATTCTCTGCTCCAACATCTGGATGACAGATGAAGAGAAGAAGGAAGTTGAGGTCCTCGAGGACTACTTCGTCAACACCCCGATTGTCATGCCTGATGGTGGAGTGTTCCTGAAGCACATTGGAATCCCTTCTGGTTCATTCTTTACGCAATTAGTTGGTTCTGTGATTAACTTTATTGTTATCACAACCCTAATGCTTCGAGAGTGGAAAGGTGTGTGGACGCGCATCAAAGTCTTATCAGATGATGGTGTGTTTACTGTTCCAGTAAAGAACGAGGGTGGCACTCTCATGGATTTAGAGAAGTGGGCATCTGAAGCCAAGCGTTTGTTTGGATTAACCTTGAATCTTAAGAAGACCTTCATCGCTATGCGACCTGAAGATCTCGAGTTCCTGGGACACTCCTCAACGCAAGGGTCTATACTCCGGGATGAGAACAAGCTATTACGATTAGCTCTTTATCCAGAGTATAAGGTGCAAACCCCCGCCAAATCACTTTCCCGTGTAAGAGGGATCCTCTTAGACTCTGGTTTCAAATCATGGTACTTAATGGAACTATATGAGTTTATGTTGGAGCTATACGGACCCGAGATCGAAAGTGACAACTCTAAGTATCAACGCTATGTGATACAGAGAGAACTCCCTGATGGACACGTTCGAATGTCCAAATTATGGACACTCTCGTAAACGAGCTCATCCGGCTCCGCGATTCACCTAAGGGTGAAGCGGGTGTCGTAGG